AAGATTGATGGTGCGCGGGATTATTAGCATTATATCGCCACCTTGGTTATGCTAAACAGCGTGGATTTTGCTGATGTTCCGCTTGCTTCAATTTGCGTATGTGATCGGACAACGTCACCGGCAACTAGCCGGAATACTCCCGATATAGGAGAATATAAGCCTACTGGTGTAAAGCCGACAAGCAGCACATCCGCATCGGTAATTGTGCCGATTCTAGTTGTTAGCTGCGTAGAATTTAAAGACGCGCCAAATTCTATTNNGNCGCTGCCGAATAAATCAGAGACGCGGATAGCATACAGTCCGTCTTCGTTAATCGTAAAGGTCGCGCCAAGTGCTTCGCTGTCTGCATACGTTATTGCTGTGCCCACGTTGCGCTTGACTGTTGAGTATCGACGTATGCACGTGTTAGTTGAGCCGAGACCATTGCCGCTGTTGACCTCAACGCGGCTATCACCCACTGCGCTCGATGTCAGCGTTTCAATCGTCGTAAAGTTCACGCCGTCGCAAAAGATCATCGTGACAGTATCTTTTTTCACGATCTTGGTTGCAGCGCCATCAATAGTTTCCGCACCCGCCGGATTAAGGGTTATCACGCCCGCGCCCGCATTGATTACGTATGCAATCCAGTTAGGGCCAAGCGTAGCCGCTAGTGCAAAAGTCTGGTCAAAGGTTCCAGAGGCATACTTAAAAATAGTGCCGCTATTTTGCGCTGTAAACTCTACGTTTGATGTGCGCGTCTCAATATTGCCAAAACCATAGGCTCGAAGCCATGCAAGCGAGGTTCCAGGCTCTTCTGCCGCTACATCCGCAACCGACGTGAGCAAAATCCAGAACGCGCCATCATGAGCTACGGATAGCGGCACAGCAGCCGCGCCCGTGAGACTTGCCCATGCGCCGCCATATCCGGCAACGGCAGCAGCAATCTGAGCGCTTGATAAACTAAGAGCCGCCGACACGCTGGCAGCAGAGGCCGAGACGACCGCTTCAGCCGCGCTGTCAAGGGCAGAGGTTGCGTTGCCGTTGACGTTTGTGGCCAGCGCATTCATCTCTGAACTGCGCGTTGGCGTTGCCGATACCCACGCATCGGCGCGAGTAACGAAGACAGCAGGCGCGTCAGTTCTCTGCGGTGCCGTTGGCCATGCGCCGACGGGAACAGGGGTTACAGGAGTTGCGGCCATTATGTTAAACCCTCAATTTGCAAAGAAACTATCGAGCTTTGGTAGTCGCTCAAGATGGTATTAAATTCTCTAAAATAACCGTACAAAATAGTTACATCATTATTTTCATCGGCGACCCAGACAACAGGCGTTGATCGTATCCTTGACAACGACTCGTTTATCTCTGCCGCCCGCGCTGTTTGGCACAATACATCGACGTCTGATCTTTTTGCGTATGGCCTCTGCGTTATCGTAATTGTTCCGTCGGCAGATGTGTTTTTAACCGAATAGTCTATTATACCAAAGCTTGCGCCATTTAGCGACTTTCCTATTTCAAAGAAGTTCCCAAGCACCAATTCTCCAACCGATGCCGCGCCGTCGTCGTTTATGCTAACGGTTATAACGGCGTCGCTGTATAGTGGCAGACCGCTAACTACAAGGTCGGTCTTTCTAACGATCGGCGTGAAATAATAAGCGTACCAATCATTTATACCCGAAAAGCTTGTTAAACTAAACGATTGGTTATAAACCTCTCCATCTGCCGCAGAGCTCATAACAACATCAACACTTGCGCCGGTCACGTTGATAACTGCAAGATTGCTACTGTATCCCGCCGGCGTTAAATCAACCTCGATGCCGCCCGTGCGCGTAGTCTTTGACTGTATAACGCTGTCAAACATTTTAAATCTGTTTGTAAAGCCGGTTGATACCCAGTTGGTGCCGCTGTCAACAGTTGGGTCATTGCCGGTCGTGCTGCCCTGAGCAACGTATATTCTGTGCGTTGCCGTTGCCGCCCCGTTAGCCGTGGTCGTTACCATGCAGGTCTGGCCGATAGTAAACGCCGTGACTGGCAGCCATTCTGCCGCGTCAGCCTCAGCCACGTTTGATGCGGTCAGCACGGCGTTAGTAATAGCTATGGGCCTAATGAAATACATTACAGAACCCTCGTTTCTGGCAAGCCGTTAAAGTCCCATCGTTCCAGTATAGACAGAAGCTTGTTAATTTTTTTCATTGTTTCCAGTTTCATCGTTCCCGCCAGCCCTTCCATGCCCCCGTTATTGGCGTTGCGCGGATCGTTTGACCTTAGCACCTCTTCACCCTGATGCAGTTGGGCAATGTAACCATCGAACGGCACACGGCTTAATCCCGTTGCGTGCGAGCCGTCTATCTTGCCAACAAGACCCTGAGCGGCGGCTATCATGGCGTCGGCAGAGCCGGCAGACTTAATCATGCTGCGCTCTTCGGGCGTAATCTGATTGCCGAGCGCGTCAATCCACTGTCCGACAAATTGAGTTAGTTGATCCTCAACTTTAGCGCCAACAGGATTCCCCGACTCGCTTGCAACGCCAAGGAATACGCCGTTGCCTTGACCTTTTTCGTCATAGCCGCCGAACGGATTATTGCTGTAGTTAACGCTTAGGCCGGCAGCGTTCGCCAATCCCGTTAGTGCTGCATCATATTGGCGATAGATATCAATCACGCCAACGGCAGCAGCTTGATCCTCGCGCCTTGCAAAACCGATCGGTGCAAAACCTGAGGCGAACGGGGCGACGGAAAACTTTTGATCAGCCGGAGCGCCGGGCGCATCATTAATCAATAAGCCAGCGTTGCCGGATGGTGTAGTTTTTGTTTCTAACAGTTTTGCCGCAGCTATGGCCGCAACAATCGCAAGCGTGACAGGATTGGTTGCAACGGCTAGCGCTGCTGAGCCTATTCCTGCGGCGGCAGAACCGACCGCGCTTGCCCCTGCGCTTACTGCTGAGCCCATTCCGCCCGTTGCATAACCCGCCTGGGCCGCCGTTCCAATAGCAGATATTCCTTTGCCGATAACGGCAGACGCTACACCACCACCGATTGAGCCGGCAGCGCTGCCACCACCACCGCTTGGCGAGGATATCCCAAACAAGTTAAGCGCCTTTAGCGCCAGCCACTCTGCTGCAATGCGTTTAGCAGTAGCAACAGCAACATCTCCGATACGCTCAAAAGCTGAGCCGCCATTTTCAGCAAAGTCTATAATTATATTAGTTACGTACTCATGCGTTCGCTGATAATTTTGCTCAATATTACGCGCGGCAACCTCCTCGGCAGCCGTCCTGCGCTTTGCGCCAGCCTCAGAAACCTTTGACCAAAAGTCAATGGCCGCTGTTTGCGTTTTGACTGCGGCTGTTACGCCTTGCATTACAAAAGCAGTCTCATTGCCCCTCGCTATAACGTCCATGTAAGTGGTAGGCACATAAGAAAGGCTGGCCACCATTGCATCAACAGCACTCTTTTGGGCTTTTGTTGAAAATGTGCCGTGGTCAAGCGCAACAGCGGATTTTCTAAGCGCTTCCATCTGCTCTGCTGTTCTTGCTGTGCTTATTTTTATTGCCTCGCTCGATTTATCTACAGCTTTGATATTTTCAACATGAGACAAAACAACATTGCGCATCGCTTCGTCAAGGCTTGTTACCTTGACTTCGTTAAGTTCAATAGTTTCCAGCAAGTCAAGCGTGGACTCCATTAAGCTTCGTGTTTCTTTGGCCGCCTCCCGTGATTCTCTTGTGTAGCTAAGAATGGCATAAGTCAGAGCGGTTAATGCAACACCGGCAGCAACGTATGGGTTAATAGCAACGGCGCGATTAAGCAAAAGCTGCGCAGCAGTTGCCAAATTAATCTGAGCCACCAATCTGACTAGGTGAACGGTAGCAACAACTGAAAGAGTTACGCCCAGAGCGGTTACTAAGTCGCTAGCGTTCGCAATAACTTTAGAGAACTGCTCCGACCCTGCAAACTCTGCAAGCGAGACTGTGAACGCTGTTGCGCTCTGTGTGGCCGACCTTAGCGAAGGATCAAATCTTTCGCCAATAGCTATCTGCAAAGCCTCAAAAGCGCTTTTGCTTGCAAGCGCGTCACCTGCGAGGTTATCAAGATTAGTTGCAGCTTGCTCAGTTGCGGTGTTAGTGCCCGTTAGGTTTTCCGTTAGGCCAGCAAGCGACGCTGACTGCTCAACCAGCGTCAGCGCAGCAATTGCACTTTCACGGCCAAACATATCAGTTGTTTCTGTCAGCGTAAGGTTTTTATCGCTTAGGTTTTGAATTGCACCGGCAAGACCAACAACCGATGGCCTCAGGTTTTCGTCAGATGCCTGCTCAAGAATGAGCAGCACGTTTCTAAGCCCTGTTCCGGCCACTGCTGCACTTATGCCGCCTGCCGCCAAAGCCTGAATGCCCGCATTGGTAGATTCAAAAGACAAGCCCGCCGCGTTTGCCGCTGCGCCCGAAGCTTTCAGGGCCATTGCCGTATCGGCAATAGATGATGCGCCGAACTTAGCACCAGCCGCCAGCACGTTGATAAATCTGCTAGCCTGATCCGCACCGGCTGAGAATTGGTTCAGCGAGTTACCCAAAGCATTTGCCGCTTCCGGCAAACTAATTGATGCAGCCTCAGCAAGCGTAACAGCCTCGCGTGTTACAGCCGCCAATGACGCAGCAGAGGAAAGCAAGTCAGGCTTGGCCGATGCTATTAGCTTAAACGCTTCAGCAGCCTGGGACGCGCTCAGCGAGGTTGTGCGGCCAATCTCTTTGGCTTGGTCTGAATAAAACTGAAGGTCTTTGCCTGTCGCTCCTGTGATAGCGGACAGGTTTGATATCGACTTGTTAAAATCGGCAGTAGCTGAGATAACACCAGTAAGCGCAGACTTGACAGCCGTAAAACCAACATAAGCGCCGATGAATTTGACTACTTCCTTTTTAGCAGAGCCGAATCCGTCTTCCATCTTTTTTGTTGCTGACTTTGTATCGTCGCCAAGCTTATCAATGTCCTTGCCAGCCTTGCGCGCGCCAGAACCAAACTGATCCATTCTGGCTTCGGCTTCTTTTAGATCGTCAGTATCAGCCTTGACCTGATAGTATAATGTGCCTAAATCTTTTGCCACTATGCTATCCTTTTTTGGTTATGGAACGGAACGTAGTCAATATATGCTGACTTAAAACGCTGCTGTCGGTCTTGATCGTTAGCCACGGCGCGGGACACTGTGGATCACTTGCGCGTCTTCGCATCGTTGCGTAGTGCTCTGACATGGAGCGCATAGTTACTGCGTCCCATGCTGTCATTGCGCAGTTGGTGCGCTTTGCATAGCTGTCTATCTCGGCCCACGTTACCGGCTCACCTGAAGGCATTATAGGCCCGCATTGCCACAACCATTTTATAAGGTGCGTTCCATAACTAACCGGCACCAGTTCGGGCTTGTCACCAATAGCGCCCTCATAACGTGTGCGCTGTGGCAAAGGCGTCCTTCCCTTGCGCTGCTTTTGTATAACGGGCGTCGAAAGCCATGCCGCATGACGGCAGTAAAGTTCTAGCTGCTTTCTGGCCCTTGCATAAAATTTTCTAAATTAGAAAACTTTGACAATGCCTGATTGCGCGCCCAGCTAACCTCGCTGTAGAACTTGCCAATCAGCGCCTTGCTAAACTTCTCCTTGCCGTTGTACGCGCAGTTCTCCCAGCGGGTAGAAACGGCGGCAAGCATTCGTGCGTTGTCTTCGTTGATTTCGTCTTCAGTGCTAACGCCTTTAGTAACAAGCTTATCGCCCTCGTACACATCACGCTCAGCCTCACGAAAGCCCTGCTCCTTCTGCACCTCCAGGCTTGCTTCTTGCGCCGCCTTCGATAGCGGGCCTAGCTGATGAACGCGCACCGGCTTTGTATTGTCACCGTCCGCGTATATTGGTTTGCCTGTGCGAACGTCGGTAAAGTGTACCCATGTGCCTGCTTCCGATTCTGCCGCAAGATCAATTTTTGCTAAATTAAATGCTGCCATGTCAGTGGTTTCCTTGTCAGTGGTTCCCGTCAGTTAGTTAACGTCGCGGGCGCTGACAGGGCCACCCGCTACGGTTCACACTACGAACTCATTAAGCCGGTGCGTTCTCTTCCAGAACGTCCGATACAGAATCAATCTCGATATTAACAGAGCTGGTCAAAAAATCCTCTGAGCCGCCGATGCTAATCGGTGTACCCATCACGATTCCCATGTAATAAAGTTGGGTAGTGTTGGCGTCTTTCAAAGAGATTTTAAACGGCAGCGGTGTATCAACTTCCTCGGCTGCAATCAAGTCCTCTTGGCCAACGTCTGTGCGGTAATACGCATACTCGACGGTCACTGATCCGTTGTCGTAGCCCCCCTTGCGCTTGACTATGCCGCGCTGTTCAAGCAAGGAGAAGGTTGCCAAGCTAAACATCTTGCCAATATCGCCGCCAATGTTGCCAATCTCGCCGACCTTTACCCACGTTACAGCTTCATAACCGGCTTTGTCATAGGTTGCAGGCGCCGCAGCACCAATGAAAAACGCTACGCCCGCCGCAGTTTGTGCATTACTCATATTAATCTCCTAGCCGCAGCGCGGCATTAGTTTACTTTCCAATTATACCACTTGTTCCAAAACTATTCCACTAGCGCCTACGCGCTCGTTATATCGCCATCAACTCTAATTAAAACTTGGCTTGTCGTGATAGGACTGCCGCCGCCCTTGCTTCCACG